TCAGGCAGCCTTTTCATCTTTTTTTGCTATAGTTTTCTTACCTAATGAGAACAATCCAGCTCCCGCAAGTCCTGCAAAACCTCCAGCCCATAATCGCATAACTGTATCCAGTGGCGTGAAAGGTTCTGCGACGAAACCTACTAGCAGACCAACTAGTAAACTAATTAGGGGCAAGTATCTATTACTGATAGGAGCTGTTTTTTTAACCAGCTGCACTAATGCAAGTGCAATGGGACTAATAATAGTTGCAAATACCATTACTTCTTCCATCTCTATTCACCTCCCTTCAGTAGACTCTTCTCTTTAATAACTTCCTGCTGCAGTTGCTTGTTCTCTTTTAGTAGCTCTTTCTTATCCAAGTTATCTAGCATCGGATCTCTTTCAAGAGACGCTTCTTTTCCGCTTGGATCACGATGCAATTTTTCTAATGCATTAAACAGAATTGGCGGAATGGGAAGTCCCAGCTGTGCGCAGTTTTCCAAAATGGACAAGCCTTCATTGACAACAAAAAAACTCGTTACCGCTAACAGTACGAGTCCTTTTGGGTCCTGTCCCATGGATATGAAGATGTATTCCACTCCACCTGCAACAGTGATAATAATCAGAATGCCTATCTTTTTGAAAATGCCTGCCAAACCAAGCGTGCTGTTTAGTGTTTTTGTCATATATGCCCTGAACATCCCCGTCACGAAATCCAACATCATGAAGAAAATCAGTACAACTATCACCTCATTCACCAAACCCATGATATATACAAAGAAACTAGTGAATGAAGCTAATATGCCTTTCACGCCGGCTACCCCCGTTCTGTTCATCAAATGCCTCCTTCAATTTGATTCCCCCTTCCAATAAAAAAAGACCCGTTCATAATCGGATCAATACTCTTCGCCAGTAATGTATTTGTATTGTTCTTTTTGTACCATTTCCTGCTCAACACCTGTTCGTAGATCGTCCTTGCTGCAGTCCTTATACTCATATGCCTTCTTGACCATTGCTGGGGTCGCCCAAGCTTTGAATAAAGCACTAATCCAAAAGTTGATCATATTTACTTGCTCCCTTCACTGATAAGCTTGTCATATTTCATTAAAGTCAGCTCCTGACCGATTGCCTGGATGGATAGTTCTTGCTGCTGCAGAATTTCATCCTTTGCTAGATTCTTCAGCTTCTCCTCAGCTAGTTGCCTGCCAAGCTCGTCGGTACTTTGCTGCAGCTCAAGACTTTTCATTTTCTCCTCTGCAAGAGCTTGTCCCAACAGATCCTCATCAGATGGCTGCGGCGGAGTAGGTTCTGGAGCTACGCCACCCTCTTGCCACTCACCATCAACAAATACCGGCAAAATAAAAGCCGACCCGTCCTCACGTATTGGCCGTTCCCATGTGCTATTCTCAGGCAGCTCATAATTACCATGTTCATCTGGATATACAGTAATCCAGTCATACAAGTATCGTTTTGTTTCAGCACCATATAGATGTGCTTCTTTCATGCTATCACCCCTTTTTATCCACCCATATTAAATACTGCTTCCACTGACCACCAATTTGCATCAAATTGATTGTCACTTGTGTATTCCATTACAATATCTCCGCCTGTAGTTACAGTCCACCTTGCAGTTCTAGCAACATAATTAGCACCAATAGAAATGTTCGTCAGAAGCGGCGTATCCTTTGGTGGTCTGCAATCACCGGGCAGAGTAAGTGCTAAAAACTTACGTCCGTTAATACCAGTTAAAGCACCACGAATAAATACCGTATCGCCTTCTCGTTTAACTTGTGGTTTCGCAGCTTCACTATAAATCTGCGCTCCGCCCCGCGGCGTAAGGTCCCGCCAACCTTCATTCATATTGCCAGCAATTTGCCTCCAATCCTGCCATACGCCGGATTTTTGATTTCTGAGCATTATTGTTCGAGACCCGTCAAGGTACGCCATTTGTACAGCAAACTGTCCGCTACCGCTCTTGGTCGTTGGCATGTGCTGTACAACTCCGCCAGCATTTCGCGGTGCGCCCGTTGCTTCTCCGCCGAAATAATAAAACCCTTGATCTGTTAGTGCGTCTAAGCTCGTTATATGTTGTGGATTATCTGCTCCTATACCTTTGTCAGCCAGGGTACTTAACGCCATATTCGCCCCGTTGCTGGCTGCTTGGTTGGCTTTTGCTTGTGCTTCAAGGGAGCCTTCCCATTGCTTCCAGTTGTTCCAGGTACCGTTATTCTTGACCCTGGTGTAATGATTCTTATTGTTAAAGTCCCAGACCTTTTGCAAGATCCATTCGTTGCTGTGATTTATTACCTCCATATACATCCAAGAATGCTCCCCAGAACCTTGGGCGGGCGCCCCCGACACCGTAGTGTCGTTTCGATCGAACCTATAAAATCCTGTGTTTACATAGGTACTTATGTCGGCTCTAATTTGAGTAGCCGAACCTCCTAGTCCGTAATCTCGTACCCAGTCAATAGCCCCTTGCTTTGCGGCGTTAGCTTTTTCCTGGGCGTCGGCTTTTGTCTCAATTTGCTGCCAAGATGACCAGCTACCATTCTCGTTTGTTCGGAAATGATAGCTGCCATTTCTCCCTGCTATCTGTAAAGCGTACGTCGATCCATGTTGTACGTGCATACCTACTGCCACGCTGCTTGTGGGACCATTTGTAGACCCTGCATAGAAACCCGATGTTTTTACTTCGTTCCAATCTATACCAGATCGAGCAGCTACGCCCAGACCATACTGCTGAACGTAAGCCTTAATTGCGTCAGCTTTTGCCTGGGAGCCTTCGGTCGTTTCGAATTCCTTCCAGGCGTTCCAGCTACCCCCGGCGTCCGCATACCTCATAAAAGTACGAAGGGTTCCGAAGTTAGTAGCGTACTGGACGGATTCTGTAGGACCCTGCCTTATAATCGTGTAGAAGTACCAGCCCGACGAAGGGGCATTAACCAGGTTGTTTCCTCGGTAAAATCCGGTAGAGTACATGGTGTTTAGGTCTGTGCCTGTAGCCAGGCTGATTCCGTAACCGTTGTCCGCCGTAACCTTATGGACTTGCGTAGCGTTCACCAGCGCTTTTACGGCTTCTTCTATAAGGATAGCTGACCAGCTTCCCCAGGCTCCGCCCCTCGATTCTCGAATAAACATTCGATTACGGTTTCCTGTATCCATAGAAAAAGCGAGCTGCGTTATAAATCCGCTATCCTGGCTGCCTATCTGCATTATTTTGTGCCATGTTAAACCTGTGACACCGTTAGCAGGGTTTTGTACGTCGTATATACCGTTACCGCCTAGCGTGTTAAGGTCATAACCTACGGAAAGGCGTCGACCTGTTCCTGCTAGACCGAAGCCCTTGACCCAGCTTTGGGCGCTCGCTACGGCGTTCGATTGTGCCGCGTCAGCCTTTGCCTGGGCGCCTGCTGTGGTCTCGTAACGATCCCAGGGCTGCCAGGTTCCAGATACCGGGTCAAAGTGCCGCTTGAAGTGCGCTGACGATATATTATGCCAGAATACCTGCGATATCTGGGTACCATTCTTAAATACCAGGACGTAACCCGAACCGTTGGGACTGTCCATGCTGTTGGAATTCATATACAAGCCGGGCGTCTTTAGATCGTTTAATCTGGCAGCCGTTGGTATTGCGTCGCCATTGTCCTGGGTCAGCTTGTGCATTTGCGCTTCGTCAGTCGTAAATTTTTTCGCGTCAGCTAGAGCTTGAGTTGCTTTTTCTTGAGCTGCTGCTTCTGTTTCTGTTTTTGCCCACTCACCCCAGCCACCATCTGCTTCCCGGTATTTCCTTACCATAGATCGGGTGACAGTGGCCGATGACACGTCATATATTGTCTGTACAGTCCGGTTCTCACCCAACTGCTCTGTCTCAATCATAATAAAATCCCAAGGATAGCCCATGCTGGTACCTGTTCCGGTTTCAGCAATCGTTATACCCTTGGGATATTCGCTGTATTTAGCAGCAGCTCCCTTTGCAGTTATAACATTCACTTGTGTTGAATTGACCTTATGGGGATTGTTTACATTATCCCTGTGACTCTCGAAATCTATTTTGGAAGCCTGCTCCACATCGACAACGTTTCCTAAGCCCACTTGCTTTTTGGTTACTCGATGAGGATTAGACAAATCATTCTTGTGACTGTCTAACTCACTATGTGCGTCATCAATTCCCTGCTCCCATCTATTCAGGTCATCTTCACGAATCTCATCATCTGGAAGCCAATCCGTTTTTGCATCGTACGCCATGTTTACACCACCTCAAAAGAAAATCTAAAATCTAATGTCCTGTTATCTTTTACATCGAGCTGTGAGCTACGTTCTGTAATAACCTGACCGAGTTCATCAAGCATCTTGATGCTATTTATCCTTGTGACGCCCTCTCGCCGACCAGTAAGGACAGTCACCTTTGTACCGTCCAGTTCCTTCGACACCATTTCCACATCTTCGCCGTTGAGTTGAACTTTGGTGATACGATCATACAGGTCTTTAGCGGTTCGCTCTTTATACTGTTTTGATATCACTTGAGCACCACCTCATTGTTGTTTAGAGTTACAGAATAGCCAATCTTAAGTTCTTTTACTTTTCGGTAACGCCTTCTATTAACTGTAATTTCATCGACAATTTGAATTGTTTCATTTAGCGCAGCACGCAAAAGATAACCCAGGTGAGCCGGCTTCATATCCTCAATCGTTTGGATAATCTGTTTCACAAACTGAAGATCGTTTATATCTACATCTACACTGAAACGGTACTGTTTCGGTAGAAGGCGCACCATAGCGCTTGGATGCTTAATGAACCGATTAATTGCCTTCTCCAAAGATAAAAACGTAACTGGAGGGATGTTGGAAGCTTTGGCAAGCAGCCGCGCTCTCCGCACCTCAATGTCATCCCCGGGATCCGGAATCACATTAAGATTCTTCTCCCAGCGTTGCAGCCCCCATGTAGCCGTACTAATGAACAACTGATCTGTAGCATCGAATATAGCTTGATTCTGCTTTTCAAATTCAGGAGCTTCTGCTTCCAGAATCATGTTCATCTCTTTGATCTTGCGGAGATACTCTGGCAGGTACGCTTGCATATCATCAAACTTGCTCAACGATTGTCACCTCTCCCAGCCGCGGAATTTCTACATCCTCAAGCTCCAAGTTTTCCGGTTTCCCGTTGATTTCAATGTCCGCATAATCGGAAACAGAATCCGCATTGTAGACGATGTTATTGATTTGAGATAAGCGCACTATACTTTCTTCAAATGCAATTCGCTTGAATAGCTTGTTGACCTCTTCTTGAATTTCGGCTTTTACCTCTGCAAGGGTGCGGCCGCCGACTGGAAGAACACTGGCGCTGATATTAATATCTTTCCAAACAGCGCTTTCCACGGTGACAGTAGCGCCAATTGGTGCCTCACCATCACCCATAGCAGGGTCAGGGTCAATATGGTCCTGTACGTTTTTTAGCAGCACATCAGATGCAGGCTGCATATTGGCATCCGTGACAACAATCTTCACTGTGCCGTCACCATTCCAAAGCGGGAAGACTTTCGCACGACCTACACCGTCCAATTCCTCGGCCCATTGCTTGTAGTGTTGCTTATTTGCACTAACAGCCTCTCGCCGAACCCGGACATAGTATCGTTGCAGTAAAGACTCATCTGTTTCTTCATCGGTACCAGGTACAAGCAGTTCCTTTAATACTGCCCTTTCCAACCCTGGTATGGTGTTGATAGCTAATAGCTGCCGATCTGTAAAGTTTCCGTTTCCGACTGATCCCGCTGTTTCACACTGCAAGGTACCATCGGCCAGAACAACGAAATACAAATTATCACCGTCCAGATAGAACCTAGTACCTGCAGGAACAGCCATATTGAATTCTGCTGCCCGTACAGCCTTTGTTGCTTCGTTTCGAGTGACGCCTCCTTCAAGAGCTCGCCTGTCCAGAAACTCACCTTGTGCTGTATCGGCAAAGACTTGTTCCAATAAGGTGTCCAACCATATATAGGATTGCGCTAGTTCCGCAGCTGCAGGAGCCAATGCATTCCAAATCACACTTCCTTCTCGCTTATCGATGTCTGCCGGCACTCTTTCCAGCATGCGTTCCATAATCAATTCAAACGACTGGTCCTCAAACATCTCCTATCACATCCTCTATTCCAATCACGCCTTCCACGCTGTGAACGTTGAAGCTCACACGGTAGGCATCATTCACTTTCTCCAGTACGAAATCTGTAACCTCACTGATCCGGTCATCGTAAACAAGAGCTTCTTCTATCAACCTCGGTATTTCCATCTCCTTATAAGCTTCCGTGGTCTCTTTTTCTGATAGCAGCTCCTGCAGTTCATTGCCTACATCATGACTATAGATTGGGTAAGCATATCTCTCCGTGCGGAGTGCCATATATACAAACTGTCGGATTGCATCGATGCCGGTGATGACTTTGTTTGTCAGTTCACCAGTCTCAAAGTTGATGTAATACGTTGAGGATGTTTCTATCGCTTCCGTTTCGTCCTGTAGGTCTGAAAACTCCACTTCTGGAGACAATGCCATCCTAATCCCTCCTATATCCTGGCGAATAAAAAGAATGATTGCCCACCAATTAGTGAAGCAATCATTACTTTGTCACCTGTATTCAGTTCACTTTTAATGCGAATTTCTTTATCTTCTCCGTCAATCTCTACGGTGACAGTACGCTCTTTCAGATGATCTGCTACTGATATTAAACCGCCAGGTATGACTAACTTGTTGTTTTCTCGCAACCTAACCTCAAGAGGGCTTGCACTAACAACTTCGCCGATTAATAGATCGATTGGATCACCTGCATTTACAGCACCTTTTGCCAGAACCTTTATTGCATCGGCCATCTTCATGCGTTCGCCCCCTCTGGTACGGTATTTTGTTTCACGACATCGAATGTCATCGTATGGCTGCTCCCTTTGAACTCATGCACATCGTTATCAATCCAATAGTTACGATCGATGCTCTCTTCCTTTATGATCACTCGGATAGGCATGCCGCTGACAGCATCCGTGATTCCTACAGCTTTAATACCTGACAGTTCCTCCTGAACACCTTTTTTCTGCTTCTGCAGGTTATTGGCACGCTCTTGCAACTGACCGCTGTTTATATCATCAGTAACAGATTCCGTATACTGCAGCACTCCGAACTTCTTCTGATTCGAATTGTCGTTTGCTACAGCTGTATATGTTCGACCATCTTTCTCCATCCGAACTTTTACACGAGTAGCTGTATCCTCAATGGATGTTTTATAGCTGTAATCAATCAAGTTGTTACCTGACTCAATCACATATACCTCTGAGGGATCCGGCCATGCCCGCAGTCCCAACTTACCTTTTGTTGAGTACAACTGAAAGTTTCGTCCGTTTTGCTTGCGGCTTACCTTGTATGCCTGAAGCCAAATATCATAAAGCGACGTATCATTCTTAATCACTAAGGATTTAATGACATGTCCTGTATTCACCAAAGAAGTAAGTGGAATTTGAAAGTCATTCGCCATACGCCGGACAATCTGATCTGCACGCTGGTTGGAAAAGACATATACATCTTTATTTGCAACCATGTACTGCAACATGTCATATGCAACGAATCCCAGCAGCCCATCCTTTGGTGTCCGATTAAACACCGTCCCGCGAAACAGTTCACTGCCTTTCCATTTAAAAAGAACCGTGTCACCTTCATTTACACTGTAGTACTTCTGTGTGCCTTGCTTGGTTACTATTTGAGCGGTGATTTTTCGCGGCGCTTTAAAACGCGAACCTTCCCAAGTCACTGTCTCTACAACCAGCTCCAACCACTCGGTGTCTTTGACCACAAATAACTCAATCATTCAACCACCTCATGGTATTTTCAAGGTCTGGCCGGGAAATATCCAGTGCCCCGGCTGCCTTATATTTCGTTTGTCTCGCTTGATCATCATCGTTTTATTCGCTTCCCAAATCTTTCTCCACTGTGTGCTGTCACTGTAATACTTGCCAGCAAGTGACCAAAGCGTATCTCCGCGCTTTACCTTGTGACTCTTGGGGGCAGATTTAGAAGGACGCGTCTGTTGGGTTTTCTTTTTCTGCTTAATCTTCCGCGGAGAAGCCATTTTGTACTCCTTCAGGGTGATATCAAAATCATGATCCCCGATGTCCTTTTGCCCTTCACTATGATCAAAAGCATCAATGCTGCACTTAAAATTAATCTTCGTACCAGTTACAAGGAACTGTACCGGTTTTTCGCTATCTAGCCACTTTTCAATTGTTTTAATAGCATTTTCCGGTGAAGGAAAACCGCTATACTCTACAAGCGGCGAATAATCTTTCGGAAAAAAAGACGAGAACGAAAATGTTTTCGCTCCCGCCTTATCTAAGAATGTCAGCTCGCCGAATTTGCTTACTCGAACTGTTTCATTCTGTGTACTGTTTTTTATATCAAGGGTTTCCGGGAGAATCGGAAACCGCAATTTCTCTTTGTCTTGCGACAGCCAGAATTCGTATACCGATTTACTCATCCGGTACTCCCTCCGATCCTGTTCGTATTTCTTCTTCGAGCTCGTCCACAATGGCTTGCTTCACTGCAGCAGCAACTGCTTCAACATCCGTGTTGTTGTAATAGTTATTCTCACCATTGAAGTTCACTTCGACAACAGTTCCTTGTTTCTCCACATAGACTGTCTTCGTTGTGCCTCCAATGGCTGCAGCTGATTGACCGGGATCAATCTGTGTTTCTCCCTCATCATACAGCTGATAACCCATAGACTGTGCCGCTTGATTCAACAAGTAGTGACCGCGGATTCCACGTTCTTCTGGAATGATCCATTCGCGCTTTCCACCTTCACCGATTCGAGCAATCTGCTCATTCGTGATTAAGCCACCATTTGCATATCCGCGGTACCCGCCACCCCTTGCCATGTTTCGCATGCCAGGTGTATTGAACACGGTACCGTAACGTGCCTTGATGTAATTGATGGAAGCAACAGCATTGTGAACAGGGTTCCAGATATCGTTCATACCTTTGCCCTTATAAGCCTGGAATGTCGGATCAATAGTCTGCATTAACCCTTTGGAAGGCGTGCCGCGCTTGGCGTTAATATCCCAGTTGTTTATTGCCCGCGGATTACCACCAGACTCTCGCTGTGCCATCATAGATAGTGGACCAAGCCAGCTCATTGGCGTGTTCGTTGCCATCAGAGCTGTAGCTAGCCAAGCAGAGATATCGCCGCCCACTCCATTCATGTTGGAGAAGGCTGCAGCTAAGGAGCTTGCTTTACTCTTCGCAAAGTTCTCAATGTCTACGTCATCCAAACCCTTGATGATCCCGATTGCTGCAAACTGACCGTTTGCGCGCATTCGGCGAGATGGTGAATGGATGTCCAACTCTTCACGGAATGCCTTATCTACGCGTTCCGCCAAATCCTTGGCCGCTTGCGTAACGTTAGCACCAGAATCGTTCATACCAGAGATGAAATGACTCATTAAACCGGTTCCCCAAGAAGGAGCCTCAGCTTGAGCACTCATGAACGGCGTCCGCACATGTCGATTCAGGTATGATCCGGTGTTGGTCGCAGTAGCATTCTGCCCTACTGCGAAGCCATTTACCACGCCTTTACCGTAAGTAGGAGAGTATGTGACCATTTGTTGCATCGGCGTTTTAACGTTCTTCTGTTTCCACGCGTCCATCGATACAACATTCTCTTTAATACCGGTATCAAACCCAGTTGTGAATTCTCTACCGAGAACAGTAGACTGCTGATTCATGCCTTCAACATCAGCATTAGGAGTAATTGTTGGCTGGTAAGAATAAGATGGTGCTGCGGTAATAGGGGTAACAGTACTGCTACCTCCTGCAGCTGCTTGCTGCATGTCGTCCACCACATTCATACCAAGCTTATTAGCTGCCTGAGCAAGCAACATCTTGCCGCGACCTTTGTTGTTTTCGGTTGGAATAACAAATTCATTACCCGCTTCACCGATCCAGGAGATAGTAGGTTTTGTAATATAACCGCCGGTGGCGTTCTTGTCCGGTTTTCTTTGCTCAAGACCGGTTACTTCCTTACCTCGTCCTGAGATTGCCGAAGTGATATTATTCCAGCCATCGGCAACGCTTCCGCCGAAGTCCTTCACTTTACCCCAGACGTTATCCACCCAGCCGAACGCTGTTTCAAACGCAGAGCTAATGCTGTCAGCCACGCCGACAATTGGATCTTTTACATTCGTTTCGAACCAACCGCTCAGTCCTGACCAGATTTCAGTGACTTTATCCTTCGCCCCTTGGAATTTCGATTCAAGATCGTCACGCATTTCTTGAGTTTTGGTTTGCATCGGTGTCCAAACAGTGTCAGTAAACCATGTTGAAACTCCTGTCCAGATACTCTGAATCCACGTCCACGCTTCCTGCAACTTCGTCCAAATCCAAGTTGCGGCTGTCGTAACTGCATTAGAGACCGGATTCCATACATTTTCTGTGAACCAGGTTGAAACAGTGAGCCAGGTTTCTTGGATAAATGTCCATGCCTCTTGTAGCTTCGTCCAGATTATCAAACCAGCTAACATTACTGCGTTCTTAACCGGTGTCCAGACGTTCTCTTCGAACCATGTTGAGACCGTCAGCCAAGTCTCCGAAATCCATGTCCATGCTTCCATCAATTTGGACCATATCCACGTGGCAGCAGTGGTCACACCGTTTTTAATCGGCAGCCATACGCTTTCTTCAAACCAAGTGCTGAAAGTAATCCAAGTTTCAGTTATCCATGTCCATGCTTCTTGGAGTTTCGTCCAGATCCATGAAGCAGCTGTAGAGACTCCTTCGGATACTGGTGTCCAGACATTCTCCATAAACCAAGTGGAAACGAAGCCCCAAACAGCAGTTATGCCATCCCATGCATACGCAAAAAGCCCGACCACAAAGTTGATGGTATTCACTGCACCGTTGTAAATCGGAGTGAATATATTTTCATCAAACCAGGTCGAGAAAGTACTCCAGGTATCCTGAATCCAAGTCACCGATGAGTTAAAAGCATCTACAATAGGTGTAATAACATTATCAGAGAACCATGTCGAAATAGTGCCCCAAGCTTCTTTGATCCAATCAACTGAATTATTGAATCCAGAGGCAACAGGATCAGATACATTGGTGCCGAACCAAGATGAGAAGGAGGACCATGTATCTTGAGCAAATTGGCTTGCAGTAGATGCCCCATCCTTAATGGATTGCCACGCATCAGCTATCCCGCCATCTTGAATCCATTGACCGATTTTTTCTCCGCCCATAGATCCAAGTATTCCTCCGGCCACACCGCCGATTACAGTACCTACACCCGGAACAATACTTCCTATCGCAGCTCCCGCAGTTGCACCAGCAGCTCCCCCAGCCACATTACCAACACCGCCACCTATATCATCTTTAGATGAACCAAGAAGCGAAAGAGCACCCATAGCTGTACCTAGAACCGGTACACGTTTGATGCCGCTCTTACCCCACCCAAGCGCTTTGGATAAAAATCCACCGCCCTTTTTGGCATTCTTGAACTCGTTTGGCATACTAGGGCTACTAGTTTCTCTGCCGAACCAAGACCTATTGTATGAAGGGTTCTTACTCTTTGAGTCAGCCAGGTATGGCTGAGGGTCATTTGGTGCTCGGTAATTTTTAGATGCTGGTGCATTCGGCGGTGAAGAAGGACTAGAAGGTGGTCCGCCTTTCCCTTTCCGACCACTAGCCCAATCATATACTTCCTTACCTTTTCCAACGGCCCATTTACCAGCTTTAATTCCTTTTATAAGTGGACTAAGTACCATAGATGCGATAGATCCAGCTAGTAAAGTTCCTATTGCTGCGCTCGCAAAAGATCCTTCTCCTGAAAAGGCATCCTTCCACATGCCTCCTATGATTCCAAGCCCGCCCTTCATACCTTCCACGATCCCGGTATACATTGCTTGCCCGATGAGTGTACCCATATCAATAGCCCATGGTTCGCCGGTACTTTGCCACCATGATTCTACTTTTGGCTTAGCTGTGTCATTCCACCATGATTTCACATCATCCAGAATGAATTTAACCTTTCCTTCAAAGTCCAGATTCCGGAAATCTTCATTCTCAAGGTAGTTCTCCCTGAGATAATTAAACCCGTCTGCTAAGCCTTGGAAAAGAGGAGTGGATATATCTGTGGCCACAGAGACAATGGTCTCTTTCCACTCTTTCCATTTGTCCTGATTGTTATCGATCCAACCGACGACTGCATCGAGTTGGGGCATCATTCCGTTAAGGATACCGTCTCCCATTTGTCGGAAAGCAGTACCGATATAACCAGTTATGGTACTCAGCTTCCCTCGAGCTGTTTGAGATAACGCATCGGCACCACCAGAGAATCTATCATTCGCTTGGTTTATGAATCCGTCCCAGCCCATTTTTGCATAGTCATCGGCAGTTACTTTCATGGAGAACTCTTTCATTCTCTCGAACTCGCCCATTTGGGCATCAGCGAGTGCCTCCATAGCGTCGTTTACTGTTTTGCCAGGTGTAAGTGCTGCCATGTCACTTGCCACTGTCAGGAGCGACTGTGCTTGCTTCACATCACCGTTCGACAATCCAATACCACGCGTCATCGCCGGGAACAACTCATCCATGTTAAATGGCGTACTATCGGCGTAACGACCAAGCCAGTCCATGGTCTCTTTTACCTTGTCTTTATTCCCGTCTAACCAATGATTCATCGACACCGTGTATTGCTCGAAATCCATCGCAGAACCCACAGTAGCATCGGTTAATTTTCCGGCTCCAACCACTCCAAGAGTGATAGTCACCAGAGCGGGAATTGAACTCACCATACTTCTGATGCTTCCAAGTGTACGTGTTGCCATATCAACTGCTTTATAGGTGATCTCATACGACTTGGAAGCGAATCTCTGGTTGTAGTTTGCTATACGGCCGACAGTTTTGGTTACCTTATCGATGACAGAAACCGTAACCGAGTAACCCCGTTGCAGGTTGTTTCGCACATAGCTAGCAATTTTGCGCACAACAGGCGTTGCTTTGTCTTTCGCCACTATACCGAACGCATACGAATTCAGCATGTTCTTTCCCATATAGCGCTGTAGCTTCTTCATCATTGGTGTGGCTTGATCCACAGCTTTCAAGAAGACCTCATGTGTTTTAGGCATTCGCCGTTGAACAAATCTATCAAACTTTCGCATCTGCTTCGTTGCTAGATCCTGCACTTTCATCTGGATGGTATAGCTCTTTTGAAAGTCTCGGAGGATGAAACGTTGCAGCTTCAACATGCCTTTTGTCACACGGTCATCAAGAGTAACCGTGACAGGACGTTCCCACCGTTTGCGCCGCTTCTCCATGTGATCCAACTGACCAGTGATATACTTTAGCTTCTTGCTAATGCGGTCCTGCAGCTCAAATCTTGCAGTCAGTTTAGCCATCTATTTCCTCCTCTCTTATTTTTTCTTTTTAGCATCTGCTGCTTGCTTCGCAAGTACTTCCAGCTTGTGATCTATAAGACCAAAAAAGAGACTCCTCAATTTACGGGGAGCCTCCATCATTTCGATTAATTCAGAGGGTGACCAATGTAATTCATGCATGGCGTAGTAAAAATACGTCGCCTCACGGTTTCCCTCTCTTATGAGTTTTTTGCTGCTTCTTCAAGATCCTCAAGCGTGTCGTCGAAGCCGTTCACTTCCATAGCTTTTGTAATTAGGTTGGAGTATTCCCCGGCAACTGATAATAGTTTTTTTGCTACCTCTACAGGGTCTTCCGTTTTGTATGCTTCGCGTAGCTCTTTACTGCGGAAGTCTGGATAAACAGTTGTTTCTACGGCGATACGAGCATAGAAGCGTTGTGTGTCTAAATCCTTGACTCGACCTTGGCCTTTTACGTTCTTGAATGTTGTACAAAGCTTTTCCAGCTCATCAATCCGCTCAGTAGGAATAGCTTTGAAGATGAATGGAACAATATTACCTTCCTTATCCTTAAATCGCTTGGAAATAGGAGCTTTTACTTCTTCTGCTTCTTCAACTGCACTTGGTAGGAAGAATGATAGATCGTGAACTTTTGTTTTGTTTTCTGACATGTGAATGTCTCCTTTGATTTTAAATTTGGGCAATAAAAAAACACCTGAATGAGGTGCCTTTTATCGCCCGTTTATTTGTTTTGTCCAACCACTAATTAAAACGTCTCAGATAGTTCCTCTGGAAGATCAATGTTTTCGAATGTGAATGGCACTTCTTCTTCCAATGCTTCTGAATCAACATCCAATCCCGCTACCTTCGCAGAATCAAAGTTAACATCATACAAGTTAACTCGTTCTGTACCTCGGCCAGATGCCTTATCGTCCAGTACAGCCTGCAAAGTAAAGTACGGATCGTTACCGTTTGCCACGTAATCAATCATCAACTTCACGAACTTGGATGTAACTTTATAGAAAGTAGCCGTGCCCGTTCCGTTTGCACCAGTTGTTTTGTGGCCAGTCATCCGGCGACCCATTACGTTTACTTCGGACTTATTTTTCTCGATATTGGCTTCAAATGTCTTGATGTAAGCCATCTCCTCACCATTCAGAAATAGACGACCTTCCTTTCCTGAGATGGTATTTTGCGCTTTAAATTGCCCCATCTTATCTCACCTCCACGTTGAAGAAGAATTTTTCTGCCGCATCAACCGGCTGCGCGGCCATGTTGGTAATGAAACCATCTCGATCTTCTGTAAGTTGAATTTGAATATCAGTTTCAGAATCAAAGTTCTCAATTCCGCCACCCGCTTGTAGTTCTGTCATGTACTCCACGTACAAGGAACGAACAAACTGTAGACCATCCTGAGAGGCTGGAATATCGGAGCCTGCCTCTTTACGGGCTTTGATAAGAGCCTTCAGCTGAGCAGTCAGATCGTTGTTGATTGAGTCCAGCACGCGAACGATTTTATTCTTGCTGAACTTTTTGTTTTTCTCAGTCGTGAAGCTTGTTAGAGAGCTGATGTCCTTTTCCACGCTGACAGTTTTATCACGAGGATCAAAGCTAAAGATGAATTCACCTTTGTTCAATTTCTCGATGATTTGATCTTCATCCAAACGGTTTAATACGTCTACAGCACCTGCATACTCTACAAATGTCAGTGACTGACTAAATCCGGCTGCAGCACTCGCGCCCGCAACCCAAGCTGTCGCTAGATGCGGTTCGATCTTTGTACCATCTTCCAAGAGCACGCCTTCTGTTACGTTGATGACACCCTCGTGATCCGCTCTATAACCTGAAAGTACACCAGTCACCTTAATACCTTGGTTGTCACGGATTCGCTTGATGAAGGCTGTGAACGTTGCTTTGAGCTGCTCATCACCTTCTACTGGAAGTGCGATGCTGTTGAAATATTCCGTTTCAGCTGCTGCTAAGAAGTCCGTGTAGTCTTGGACATTCGCTTGACCGTTATTTCCACCGAGCAAAGACGTACCTGCAGTAAGAGTAAGCTCACCGGTTCCCTCAAAAGAAACATAGTCGTTAGCCTTTAACTCATCGGCTGCTGCTACAGTTTGTCGATCTACCTCGTCGGTACCAACAAACGTGAGTACATCACGTCGGGAAGTATCCAGCACGTTCTCCGAGATTCGAATGGAGATGTCGTTTCCTTTCTCTCCACCGTATTTTGCTGTAACTGTCAATGTCTCACTGACCTGCGCCCTTGCTTGCTCGCCATGATTCAAGCGGTACAACAGGACTGTCTGTGCTTTCTTCTTGGCTTCTCGATAAAGCAGAAGTGTCGGATCATCGATATTCAAACCGACTTTTTTGTTAAGGTCCTCCACATTTGAGATAGATAGGAACTGCCTCGCAGGTCCCCAGCTGAGCACAACCGGTAAAGCTACTGTGCCACTAACTCCCGATGCCAGACGATCTTGAGCAAGTGTCTTAAAATTAAAGTAGATCCCAGCACGCTGCTTACTCTCTACAGATGTAAATGTCCCACCATTCATATCACTTTACCTCCTTCGTTAGAAACGCCCGAATCAGGCGCTTTGCTTCCGTTTTGGTGATTTTATTGCTCTTGTAATGCAAAAGAGCACCATTGAACACTTCCGGCCGTACGCCGAATAATGTCCTACTGTGCTCTTGCAATTCATGGATATAAAATTCTGATTCCGTTGATGCTGGCGGCTCTACCGCTTGCGTTGTTTTGGCGGCAGTTGCCGTCTTTGTTGTTGCTTTTGTAGTCATCATTTCACCCCACTATTCATTTCTACAAACTCAAGGCTAGGAGCCTTCTCTTGTTCATAATGGTACCTGCTATTCCAAGAGAGAATTATGAACGCGACACCGGACTCTCCAACCCGAGTTTCTATGCGGTTGATCCTCAAGTAATCACCAGTTGGCTGCCCATCTTCGCTCACAATCGGCAGCACACTTCTTTCTCTACGCAATGTATCTGCAATACGCTCAGCTTCTGCATTGGCTGCTCGAGAATTATCGTGAAACAGCTTCACATTGAGCGTATATGCCTTCAGAAAGGTCATATTTGTATCACCTGCATCCGTTGCTTGAACAGGAGGGAAATACAACGACGGTGTCTCAAATCCTTGTGGCAGCTCGTCTGTGTACACCTGGTTCGGGAACAGATCATAGAAGTATTTCATAATAGAGCCTACTTCCACATTCATGTATGATCACCTCCCAAAGCTTTTGTCCATCCATTGCTGTAGCTTCTTCTCCAAACTCTTCTCAAACATAAGCTCAAAGATGCGAAGCGCATTATCCCAATAGTTGGTTCCATCAATCCATTTCAATATCAGCAGCATGCCGGTATCAGCTCCCGGATCATATACAAATCGGTCGCCTTTCCAATAGCCAGGAACCCATCGACTGTCTTTTCCTTTTGCTGGATCAACAGTGAAGTGACCATCATTGGCATAGCTTGCATAATCCAGATTCGTCCCGACATCCAATGTCATTCCATTATCTGAAATCTGCCAGGCATTCTCTCGATCTCCTTTATTAAAGGAATTGAGTAAGCGGCGAGTATCAACGGTATTAGTCCGTACGATTTCATCCTGGATAATATCCAAGAACTCATAACCGCCGCCCTCCAGCCACAGCTCCATCTCAGCCTTCAGCAAGCCATTAGACATATTGTCCATCGCTTCTCTAAAAGCATCCAGTCCTTCAATCTTCAAAGTGCTTCCTCCTCTATAACAGCTGTCACCTCAATGTGATGATTACGAATCCGCCGAGGCTTTTGCAGGCGGAATGCAGAGCCATCGTATACAACCCGATCATTCGTCTTAACATCTGCATCCGGAAGAAAATATACTTTGTACGATTGAATCAACTGCCGCTGCGGTTCTCCCTGTGCAATGCTCTGACTTTTCTCAACAAAATAAGCCGGCACTTCTGATAGGTCCGGCTCGTCTTGATAGTCGTACTCTCGTTGCATATCCACCACAGGAACGCCAAATGTAGGTTCACTGGAGCTATTCTCTGCTTTCAGATGGTAAATGTCGCACACGTCTGTCAGCATGTTTAGGAAGCTCATATGCCCTTCATCCTCAATCTGGTTTTTTGAGTAACATTCACCACAGGCAGCAGATCATCTAGCAGATTAGAGATATCCGGTTTTCGAATGCTCTCCCCTGAGGCCAATGTATAGGAGTAGTCCCCGAGTTTCTCAGATTGATAGCCTTTCACGATGGATTCATCGCTGTTTATCAAAGCATAGAACTGAGCCAGCTTCTGAATCGCCAGTTGCACCTCAGGTAAAGCCCCCTCTACTTCTGTCAGCGGTCTGCCCAATTGCTTTTTGATATCCAATTCTGCTTCCAAGATATCTTTTTCAATCAGATCATCGTCCCGATTCATGACAACCGGAAAAGCACCGGAATAAGCTTTGACTTCAGCTGGAGTAATAAACACAATTACTCACCAGCAGCTTCTGCTTCTGACTGCAATTTCAGGATCAGTTCAATGCGTTCTCCGCTGTTTTTTACAGTTGAGGGATCACCATTCAAATCAGTAATAATCGCATCCAGTTCAGGAGCATTCAACTTCTTCAGCCCGCTCTCTGTGTATAGATTGTCCAATCCACCAGCAGGCGGAACTTGTGGATCCTTTGGAATCTGGTCTCCACCAGGTACTTGATCCGCTTTCGAATCAGCATCATTTTCCTTTACTTCTTCGAGCGTCTTGTACGTACCGAGCAATTCTTTTGCCTCTTCGTCAGATACTGTTACTGGTTTCTGAGCATAGAAAAAGCGTCCTCCACCTATATGAAGCACGCCCTCTTCTCTCTTATATTGAATTTGTGGCATCTCAATTCCTCCTGTCTTATACTTGGCTACCAATAATGTTGGCTGCAGCTGGAACTTCACGAACTACTGCATCGAGATATGCATACAACACATGGTAAGTTGCATCCTTAGCTGCAGCTGTTGCACCTTCTCCAGTACGAATGTAACGTAGGTCCCGGGTAAGTACTGGTTTCAAGTTGCTTTTCGGTGTAAGTGTGGCAAATCCAGATTGAAGCTCTGCAACAACTTCAATTGGGTAACCCGCAAGGCGGACAATCTTACCATCTTGGAGTACCGCATCACCAAATCCAGTAGTACGGTTAGCTACTTGCGCTACTAGCTTGTCATTCATCTTCTGAGAAATGAACCATGTAAGGTCAGAGAAGCTCTTATATCGTTCCGGAAGGACTTGAATGTGATTGACAAAATCAAGCAATGTTGGTTCCTTGTCTGCTAAATCTGTTACGTTTGGTGAAGCCTTTAATTTCTTCACAAAACCATCGAGTATAGACAAGAATGGATCAGGATCAGTACCTTCACCAATAGTAGCAGCAGTATCCCCGTTGAAGATAAGATCCTGTAGGTCAACACCAAACTGCTGTTGAATCATTTGGATAGTTTTCTCTTCAACATTATCCCCTCGCCCTGAGATAGAGTAGAATACGTCATCGTTCTGCAACCATTCATCCCATTTGACCTTACGTACAGCAAATGGAATTTGACGGTTATCAATAGAACCCGTACCATCTGGCGTGTCATTCTTTCCAGCTTGACGCAATTTGCGGCGTCCTACTGATAGAGCATCAATGTTACCTGCTGGCACGCTTTTGTATAGAGGCGCTAGCTTAGGGAGCGTGGATGCTGTATTGATTGTATCTACCAAGAACTGTTCCGCATCGGATGAAGCTAATGGAATATCAAGGTTTTTCTTAATGCTGACCATTGCTTGGTCCTTAATGATCTGTTGATTAGTTGGCATTTAATTCTTCCTCTCTTTTTCCGCTATTAGTTAAAATGACGCATGTAGCCGGATGTGGATTTTTGAATTGACTCATTTGGATCATCATGCGCCTGACTAGAAATACCTCGTGCTTGCTCTACCTTCTCAATTCGATTAGTGATAGGAGCGAGCTTCTGCTCTAGAATATCTCCCAGCTGCTTTGCAAATTCTTCTTCGCCTTCACCGCTGCCTTTATTTTCATCTGGGTTTTCACCCTTTTCCAAGCTATCTAAGCGTTGCTCTAGCGGCGCAAACTTTTCATCGAGCATTTTTTGAATGTCTTCTTTCTTCACGTCTGTTTCCTCCTCGGATTCGATTAATTCGCCCAGTAAATCATGGGCCTGTTTTATTTTCTTTTGATTGGCAGTAGAGATTTGTTTCCCTGCCTTCTGGATGCTTTCCGGCTTATCTTCCATTGCCTTTTGGATATCGCCGGCTGTTTGAATTTCCGTGATGATCTCCAGGAATTCCTGAGTGGCTTCTTTCAGTCGTTCGAAGTCAGTAACTCCCGGCGTACGATTATCCCAAAGAGCGCTATGGTACGCTGTATCCAAGCCATCCCATGCTGACCATAGATTGCGACGGCTTTGATTTGCCTCATAGTTGTCTCGAACCTCACCTTTTTGTACTCTCTCTTTTGAAGAGAAAAAGCTTTTCAAGACATTTAAAAAACCAGTCATCTCGCTCTCATTAGGAGTAGAAACTGGATTAGCATCTTGCTTTTCAATTGTTTCGGCCTTACCCGCCATAGAATAACCGGTGTATTCGCCTTTCTTAATGGACTGCCAAATCTCATCTGTTGCTTTAGTGACCAGTACCCATGATCCCTTAGCGATATCGTGACCGCCAATCTCCATGTCACAAGGTGCAATATACGATTCCACAACTTCACCAACACCAGCTTGAAAGTCGTGCTGTGTATCAATGTTGCGTGCGTCCTTCATGAATCCGTGAGCCGCTTTTTCAATCTCTGGTGCTGTCATGAAATCACCATGCGAATCTTCCTTATCAGGTTCGTACACAACACCGTATACAAGCTGCTGCTCCTCTTCATCCTTATTGACGAATACTTGAACATGCTTTTCAAAATCTGGTTGGCCATCCGACTTCGTAAAGAAGAAAGTCTTTTGATTGGCGCCTTTATCAACATAGCTAACGTGGGTGATAGAAGCGTTCTTTAATTCTCGTGCCATTTATTGTTCACCTCCTTTCGATGGTTTGCTTATAGATTGGATATTGAGTTGCAATAAGATCTTCTCCCTTCTAAGCCGCTAGACTATCCAATGCTTCATCTCGTATCTTCCGCTTTTCTTCAGCAGAGAGGCCAAGTATTGCCTCATCGACAACTGGTCCTAATACGCAATGACAATGCACTCGCTCGCTTGCCGGCAATGATGGATCACGAGGATAAGAGCATGTTTCTAAGGAACCTGGTATTGTGAACAGTTCATCCACTCCAACAACGGTACCATCCAAAGCCACATGATTTTCCCTTGGGTTGTTTTTCTTACCACCGCTGTGCTTCCACTTCTTCCCCGTTACTGCAGGTGATTGTGCATATGTCTCATGCTGAGCATGGCTGGATGCAGTCAGAACTTCCGTGATAGCCGTCGTCCTTGCTCGGTTTCTATTGAATGCCGGCAAGTCTTTCATCGCCATCTCTACATCTGCGATGGACTGACCTTCCTCTACTGCAGTTGTCAACAGCTTTTCCACAGCAGTATGTGTAGAAAGTTGCATGATTATTGCCAGCTCTCTGGACCATTCCTCAATCCATGTCATCGCCCGAACCGACAGCACTTCAAACGCGACATCGCGGTCAATTGACTCCATCATTCTCTCCACGAGTTTCTCGATTGTCGTCTGCAAGAACTCAGCTGCAGCTTCACCGAATTGCTCCTCGAATTCATCTACCGCGAACAAATCTTGCTGGATATATACCAGGTAAGCGGCCAGCGTTTCTGAATCGTCTTTGGCAACGAAATCCTTTAATGCATCCAAATAAAATTTCCGCTGCCGGCGCAATAACTTTGCGATGGTCTTTTCAAATAGCTCGACCAACTCTGGTACTTCCTCCAACCCTGGGAACTCAGGAACAGTATCAGCAAGATCATCCTGTCCAGCTTTCTGTACATATTCATCGATGGACCTGATAAGAGAGACTATTTTCTCAGCCATGAGTTTGCAACTCCTCAAGCACGTCTCTGACATCTTTTAACACACTCACAATCTCAGTGCCGGCTTGTCCATCTCTAGCCTTAAATATTGGCGATGCTCCATTTGCGCCAGTCAGCTCTCTCAGTAGAACTTGTACAGGTACGTTGTATTCTTCCGGAAGCATCTCTAGCTCCTTGCCGATTAACTTTCCAAGTAAATCACGCAGATCGTTTGGAGCAGCTGCACCCGCACTTATAAGTGGATATAGCGCCTTAGCTGTCTCTGCAGCATCCCCAAAGTTAGGCCCTTTCAAAGTGAGCTCCACATTGAATATTTCCAGATCACGAAGAAACCGCGTATTTAGCGTGCCTGTAATAAGCTTTCGTTCTGGCTGAAAAACTTGCTCTTCGGTGATTTGCCGGGCAGTCTCCGATGTAGATTTGTTGTAGTCCTGGGACTCACCTGTATACAACGGCGGTAACCGGAAGGCTGAACGCAATTTATCACGACTTTGCTTGTCGTATTCAAGGAATAGAGCGTCCTGCTGAAGGATTTCAGCTAGAGACTTAATTTGTACCTTAACAGGTGTCATCGACGTCTGCTCATACCCTGTATCAGTCGTATTTTCGACCTCAATCCCTTCCGCTTCGAGCAAGAGGAACTTATGTGCATTATCGGAGCCTTCAATGCCATTCATATATTCCTGTAATTGCTTTTCAGAGTCAGCGGATAACATACCGTTCTCGACGATAATTGCTGCCGGCACATGCCTGCCTTGCTTGAAGTAAAGATAGTTCAGTTCCTGCGCTTTACGCGTACCATAGATGTTGACGATATGCCCTATCCATCGAGGCACACCGTATGAACCGGAACCAATCTTAAAATGAATGATCTCAGTAGCGCGCAGATTCTCAGGTGTGTTGTCGTCAAACTTACCCGTGCGGCTATCCATAATACGGGTATCTCCGTACTCTTTGAAGAAAACCTTCTTACCATTTATCATCTGTACATATCGGCGGAAGGAGCGCCATCTCTCAATGACTATCAACTTTCCATTACGGACAATAGAATAAGGCACTAAATCTGGAACAGTCTTCTTACAAACCCTCATATACTGTCCATCCGCATACTCGATTCCAGCAGGCTTGTTCGTTCCATCTCGTAGAACTTCCACATAACCATTGCCCATCTTCTCTCTGTCTTCAAGAGCATATCCAAGTACAGTTTCCGCTTCTTCATCAAAGTGAAGATAACGCATGAACTCTGTTAGCTGTGTCCACTCTTCATCCGCCTTCTTCTTTCGTTCAGATGAAGTGTCTTGAGCATTGTAATCAAACAGATAACGCGGCTCGAAACCAAAGCCAAGAATATTAATTTTGTACGCCTCAATACATTGTTGCAGGATGGTCGAGTACTCACCAATACCCTTCAATTCTTTTAGGTTATATGGCGGCTGCAGGATATCACCATTTTCATAGATATCGATGAACGGATCGTCATACATTTGCCTCGTCGTCTGGGTAGGAGCATCTGCTTTAATGACCCTAGCCTTCATTTGTTGCTGTGCCAATATCGCTTACCTCCTTTCCCGTCTAGGACGGTTTTTCGCTTTCTCTTTGGCCTGTTCTTTAAGGTCAGCTACTTCGTAATCATCAAGTCCGTACCACATAGCTGAGAGTGTGTGAGGATCAATTTTGAACTCGTCCTCAATGATATTGCCTTGCTTGTCTACAGCATATGTCAGGTCCTTCAGCTCGAAGATAGTATTGGTACATCTATCAGAGCAGATAATCTTTCTGAATCGCTTCACCTTTTTGGTGTATTGTAGTCGCGAACCTTTGTATTTGTGAGCCCCAACCATATTGAAACCTTGATTCCTGAAATAGCGGATAGTCTTAGGCTCGGCAGAGTCTGCTTTGATCCGTTCTTGAGATTCGGCAAATTCCTTCAAATCCTCCGCCGTTACATCGTCCGTCTTATCGCGGTCGTAATATTCCCAGTAGATGTATAGATACAGCTTCTTAGGATCAATCGCCATTCGCAAAACAGCGTTATAAGAGTCGACAAAACCAAAGTCCATGCCGACTTTCTTAATTGGATTACTAATATCCAAGATAGAGCGCATAACCTTCTGATGGTCCTGCACTTCAAATTGTGGCAATACACGTTTTCCGTTAATGCCAAAATGGCCTAAACGCGCAATGCGATATAGGTCTGGATCATATTCCTTCATGTCCTCCAGTTGCTTTATGTAACTTTTGGGAAGGAATAGATTGTCATCCGCAGTGGAGTAATGATAATACGTGTCTCCAACAACGACCGTTTTCTTTTCATAGAGTTCTTGGTCATCCAGTACGAAACGCTTGTTCAGTTCATCTTTGAAGAAGTGTCTGTATGTCCAGTTGTCTTGTCCGACAGGGTTTGTCGACAGGATCATATGCAACTTTAAATATGGATGTCGCAAACGACCTGTAAGTTCTTTGAACCCGGCATACTTTACTTCTGACGCTTCTTCTATCCAAATCAGCGACACATTGTTTATGGACTTCAGTTTCTCCGGCTTATCCATCCCTTTGAAGATGATTTTGCTCCCATTAGGGAAGCGGACTTGCATTGGAGAGTTAATGAACCGAATGTAATCAGACAGCCCTAGCTCCTCAACAATATCCTGAAGCAATGAGAAGGTAGAATCACGATGCGTATCATATACCTCTCGAACTATCAGCATCTTGCGCTTTTCTTCCAGCAGCTTCTTGATGACTTTTAATCCGGTATTATAGCTTTTACTGCTTCCATAACCACCAACAAGAAACTGATACGTTTGATTCCAATCAAAAAGATAATCTTCAAACCGTGGATTTATTTCTTTCGTTGCGGTAGTTGTCATCACTCATCACCTACCCGCTTCTCCTTGCGGCTGAATACAATCTCTATTGGTTCAACCTTGTCGCCTGTCTTATTGGCTTTCGACTTATCCAGCTCCAAACGTTCTAGATCCATGTACCTTCGATGCTCGTACAATGTTTCAATCTCGTGCTTGGTCTTGATAGCCTTCTGCTTGGCAGACTGTATTCGTGTCAAAGCCTCTTCCAGCTTTAGCACGTCATCGATGCGCCGATAAGATTGTTCCTCTTCTTGGGTCACAACCATCTGCGGCACTTTCGTAACGACGGTTCTCTGGTGTCCCGTCTCTTCATCATGTACAACCACTGGCTCCTTCGTGACAATGCGCTCTTTTAAAATGCGCTTCTCCACTTCCGAAAGACCAGCGGTCACATCAGCTATCCGCTTTAGCATGCGCCGCTCACGAATAGAAAGTAACCGGATCTCTTCATCGACCTGATTAAGAGGCGTAGTATCGACCACGCCAAAAAGCGCTTGTTCATCTTCTGATAGCACATCTCCATAGATGGATTCATACTCACCAGTGACAAGCGCATTCTTGTTTCCTGCAGGAGCTGCCCCGCCTTTGTTTCCTTTTGCATTTTGATTGCCCGGCGGAGCTTTGCCCCCTTTATTTCCCCTTGCATTCTTGCTCCCTTTTGGAGCGCCGCGTTTAGTAACGTTACCATTCAATTCAATAGTAACGTTACCATTCAACTGATCTTCCCAGCGGTCTTGATTCTTCCACTTTCTAATCTGTGAATCACCGACATCCAGTTCGGCAGCAATCTCTTTCAAAGCCTTGGTTCCATTGCTTTCTTTCCATAAGCGGAAGGCTTCATCCCGCTTCGGATTGCGAGGTCTAGCCATCTACATCATCACCCACCCCCATCAAATGAATTAAGTTTGAGTTTGTTTCAGAAGTCATCGTCTTTTTGCAGTTGCAGGTCTAACTCAATGAGCTTCTTCAGATCGTCCACAGTATTTATTTTGATGTGACCACCTTGGAAGTCTTTCACCCAACGAGAGATTCCCGCGTTGACGATTTTTCGATAATTTTCTTTCGATTGCTCGATGTTCTCTACCTGCTCGATCTCATGCTGCAGGAGTAACTCTTCCGCATTATCAGCTTCCATGTACGAACGTTTGTTTGTATTTTTCATTGTAAAAACACCCAGCCTCCCTTAAAATAGGACAAGAGAGCGTGAATGACTTCTACCGTGGCCACGGCTTATCACGCTCTCAAAGGTTGGGTGTTAATCTAGCCTTTGTATGGAGGGGCGTTACCAGCGTCCCTCTTTTTTTATGAGAACAATTGGATCTTAATTTGCTCTGCTATCTTTTTCATCATTACTGGCGGCACACTCATACCACAAACATACTGCGCAGATGCGTTCAGAAATTCGTAGTCAAGGGGGAACGTCTGAATAAGCCTTATATCTCTTTCTGAGGCGTAATACGGCTCATCATAACGTACAAAAGAAGAATTACTTGCAATAGTTGGTGCAACCTTATTTCCTTTTAGCAACACCGTATTAAAGTTGTTCTTCTTCCCTTCTGTTCTTTCTGCAATACTAGCCATACTATTATCAGTTGGAATTCTCTTCAACCATCTTTTATAGGTCTTTGTCTTCTCTTTCAACTTTGAGCCGTAACCACTCTTTATTTCTTTATAAGGAATTGGCTGTTCATTAAAATCAAGTGTCAGCTTAGGTAGATTTAAATCTTTTCTTCGACCTATGAAGAATACTCTTTCTCTTCTCTGAGGCACTCCCATGGTAGCTGCGTTTAACAGGAATATTTGAACATCATAACCAATGTCCTGCGCTTTATCGATGACCATTTTAACAAATCCTTTAGCATTGCCACTGATCATACCTTTTACATTTTCAGCTACAAATACTTTAGGTTGCAATCGGGCAACGGTATCGAGATAAACGAAGAATAAATCATCAAGAACTTGCTTTGCCTGACCCTCTCTAAACTTCTTTTCCTTGCCCCATGCTTCTTCTCTACTACCCGATAACGAAAACACGCTACATGGTGGAGATCCATCCAACACATCCAAATCAAATAATTCATCTGGAAGATTCTCAATCTTATTAAAGTCTCGAATATCACTTCTAAATGACAATTTCGGCGTTAGGTTCTTCTTATACAGCTCCATCATTTGAGGATCTATTTCACAGTTACCTAGTAATTCAAAGCCAGCCAACTTGTATCCCATTGATGAGCCACCACCACAAGAGAACGTACTGAACACTTTCAATCCATTCGGTTTAACATGCTTTAAATCAGTTAATTTCCATTCATATTCTTTAGACATAAATTCACCTACTCATTATAAGAGAAGCCACATTTTGGGCATTGATGGTCAAATTTATCTTCGGAGTACTCTTCAAGATTAATTTCTTGATTGTAGTTTAAAGCTCCGTTATTTTCTCCTTCAGCAAAACCTGCTAAAGCATCCTCCAATTCGGATTCTGAAAATCCAGTGAGAGCAAGATCAATGTCTGTTTCACTAAGATCCTGAAGCAGTTGTTCCAGCTTGTAATCGTCCCAATCACCACTGATTTTATTCAGAGCAAGATTTAGAGCTTTTTCTTTTTCCGGAGAAAGATTTACAACAGAAACTTGCACAGAACTCCGTTGCTCTTCCATGATAACTTTGAACCGTTGATGACCACCTACGAGGTTGCCAGTTGCCTCATTCCAGACAAGCGGTTCTATATAGCCAAACTCTTTTATGGATTTCTTTAATGCTTCATATTCCGGATCACCCGGTTGCAATTCAATACGAGGATTATATGCTGCTGGATTAATACGCGAGGTTTCTATCTGTTTGATTTCCATTAGGCCACTCTCCCAAGTAAAAAAGCACCTACTAGTGTAGGCGCTCTTGTAATGTTTTTATGTTTTGGAATTGAAGGCCCGAAGGGCGTAGGTAGAGAAGCACATGCCGCTCCGTCCTGCCTCCCAGTATAGCATGGACCTCCAAATTTTATTCTTTTTTTTCAAGTAAATCTTTTAGATTCTCCGACATGAAATAATCCACATTATCTGAGTAGTAGTTAAAAATAAAAAACGTATAGTAAAGCAATGCAAAATTTATAACTGTACTTATCAGATACAAGAAGTTCATTTCACCTATTATCACAAAAAAAATGATAACTACGCTTGGAATTGTGCAAAGACATAAACTAATTAAAAATGAGCCAACTTCATGTTTTTTTGTTAACAAATGTCTATATCTTTCTGCAATATAATTCATTCGACTTTCTCCAACTTTTGATAATGAATTATGCCACACATACTCCACCAAAAAATATTTTTCTTTGTTTTTTTCAGGAATAGAGTACTCTAAATCAATCAGAACCTTGAGAGATTTAGGAGTATTGAATTTTAAATTAGCTACCCATAGGAGTGTAAAGTAACACTGATAAATTACATATCCTACGATTACACCAATCGGGAGCGCTGCCAATAAACTACTAAGAACCCCCAAATTGTTGCTTGTTATAGCATTTAAATCTATTCTTTCTCTCACAATAAAAAAATATAAATAATATGCTAGCGTTATCCATCCAGGTATTCCCCAACGTATCAGGTACTTAGTATCGAAATTCATTTATGCTTGAACCCCTCTTTTTTGGATAATAATAACATATCCAATAACGAAGACGGTGTCTATCTTTTCCTGCGAACTCGCCTACCCACCCTTTGATAAGTTTCTCTTTTCATACCCATCAGATCCTCCAATTCACGCCGCTTGCGATCCTTCACCGCTTGAGCTTCGAGCTCATATTCCGGCCGCACTTTTAACTTGGCAGCCATAATGTCTCTTATTTTTGCCAT